AACTGGGCTACCTTTGCTCCGTCTGTAAGTGTTCTTAACATGCTAGAGTCTGGTGATTACGATGTATCAGAAGAAGAAATTAGAGCTAACCTAGAGCAACAAGCAACGATTGTCTTTGATTATATTAACCGTTCTAACTTTGGCACACAGTTCTTTGAACACGCACTAGACCTATTAATTGGTACAGGTACGTTAAGAATTGATGAAGATGAAAGCGATGATATGCCGATCATCTTTAATGCTATTCCGCAGAAAGGTATTGCGTTTGAAGAAGGGCCGCATGGTTCTATTGAAACTCACTGGCGTAGATTCACCGTTAAGGCTCGTAACCTAAAGCGTATGTGGAAAGGCTTTAAGCCCTCTGAAAGCATTAGGAGCAAGATAGAAAATCAACCTGACGCTGAAGTAGAAATTAGTGAAGGCGTTGTATACATGCCTAAGTCTAAGACTTACTACGGTTGTGTATGGGTAACTAGCGAAGATAGAATTAGCTGGATGCAAGACTTTGGCAAATCTAGCCCTTGGGTAACTGGTCGTTACTCTAAAGTAGCTGGAGAGATTCGTGGTCGTGGCCCTGCTGTCCAAGCATTGCCTGATGTACGGTCACTAAACAAAGTTAAAGAGTTTGTATTGCAGAAAGCCGCTATTGATCTATCTGGTATGTACACTGCAACCGATGATGGCGTAACTAATCCCTACAATATAGTTATAAGCCCCGGAGTGGTTATTCCAGTTGGTTCTAACAACTCGTCTAATCCGTCTATTCAGCGGCTAGACACTGGTACTAATTTGCAATTAGCGCAATTTGAAATGAATGAGCTACAAAATTCTATCAAGCGTGCTTTGTTTAACGATCTGCGTGACCCTACTGGCCCTGTTCGCTCTGCTACTGAGATTGCTATTGACTCAAGAGAACTAGCCAAACGTATAGGTTCTGCATTTGGACGATTACAGACAGAAGTTCTTGTACCTATCCTCAAGCGTGTTGTTTATATCTTGACTCGTCGTGGATTGCTACAGCCTATTCAGTTAGATGGTCGTGACATTGAGATTAAATTCTTATCGCCTTTGGCAAAAGCACAGGATGGTGAGGACATTATCAACGTTCAACAAGCTGTTCAGTTTGTATTGCAGAATGCTGGGCCAGATCAAGCTAAGATTGGCTTTAAGCTAGAGGACTTTGGTACGTGGGTAGCCGCTAAGACAGGTATGCCAGCCGAGTTAGTCCGTAGTGATACAGAGAAAGCACAGATTATTCAGTCTGGTGCTGAAGCGGCACAGCAAGGTATTCAAACGTCACAACCACCGATGCAATCACAATGAGTTGGTCAGAAATTAACCAATCTGCTGACCCTGATGTGGCTAAGAAACAAGCTGGCATACGCAAGCAAAATGCGGCTGACTTGGCTAAATGTTACCACAGGGTCTTTACAACTGATGACGGTAAGCGTATCTTGTCTGACCTGACTAGAAGATTTGTCTACGATAACGACACTTCTTTTGGATCAGCAAACATTGATTATGAGGCCGCGTACCATAATGGTGAGGCTGGAGTAATTAAGTTTTTAATTAATCAAATGAAACAAGCTGAAATATTATAGGACTAGATTATGTTAGATGAACAGGCCGCACCAGAAGTACCAAAAAGCGATACCCTGCTAGATCAAGCACAACCAACTTTAGAAGCTGGAGAATACTTTCTTGCTGATGGCATTAAAGGCACAGGTGACGCACCAGAGTGGTTAAACACTGAGAAGTATAAATCTGTTGCTGAACAAGCTAAAGGATATGCTGAGTTATCCAAAAGGTTTGGTGGATTTAAAGGCGCACCTAAAGATGGTTACACACCCCCTGAAGGTGTTGAAGCAGACGATGCTTTATATCAAGAGCTAGAAGCCTTTGCTACTAAGACTAATATGAACGGTGATGCTTTCCAAGAAGCGTGGGAACTACTGTCAACACAAGGTGAAGTAGCAGAAGAGTACAATCAAGAAGTCGAACTAAGTAAGCTAGGTGACAATGCTCAAGAGCGAATTAAGACTGTTGAAGGGTTTATGAAGAACAACCTTGACGCAGATACTTACGAGCAAGCTAGGGGACTGGTTACTAATGCCGACACTATTGAACTTGTTGAGCTACTAGTAAAAGCTACTGCTCCTACTAAGCTACCTCTTGAGGGTGGCACTCATCCACAAGGTTTAACGTGGTCAGATGTAGAACATGAGATGTTTAAGAAAGATGATAATGGTAATCTGCTTAGAAGTACCAACAGTAGCCATGAGCAAAAAATACAAAAAATGATGGCAACCTTCGAGCGCCAGTAGTCATTTGATTTCTATAGGGTAAAAGGTGTATAATCCGTACACTGGATACCCTTTTCCCAAAGGCCCAGTAAATTTAGGTTGAATGCTGACCAATTTACTGGGTACTCAGCTTAAACCTTGAAAAACTTTTTTTAATTACTCTTTTTCGAGGAACTTCTTATGAGTAAGACTCTCTCATCTGTTGCAGTCACAGAATTTGACTCAATGGTAAAACATGCCTATCAAGGCGTTGGGCTATTAAAGCCTGCTGTTACTATCCGTAACAACGTAGTTGGTGACACTTACAAATTCCGTCGTATGGGCAAAGGCCTAGCTAACCAGAAGTCTACTTCTGATTTGGTTACTCCTATGAACGTAGCGCACGAATTTAAAACTGCTACTCTTAGCAACTGGAATGCTCCAGAGTACACCGATATCTTTGACCAAGCAGACGTAAACTTCGACGAAAAGCAAGAGCTTGCAAGCACCATCGCGGCCGCTATTGGTCGTCGTTGTGACCAGCTTGTTATTGATGCAATGGATGCGTCTACTCCAGATGCTACTGATATTGCCGCTGGAACTACTGGTCTAACCATGTCTAAGGTTATTCAAGCGCAAGTTGCTTTGCGTGGACAGAATGTACAGAACCAAAACCTTTACGCTGTTGTAAATGCCGCTGGTCTTCGTGGGCTTTTGAATGATGAGTTAGCTACATCTTCTGACTATCAAACAATTAAAGCTCTTGTTTCTGGTGACATTAACAGCCTAGCTGGATTCCAGTTTATTATTCTTGGTGATCGTACTGAGGGTGGATTGACACTTTCAGCCGCTAATACTGTTGACTCTTGGTTCTTCCAACGTGATGCTGTTGGCCTTGCTATCGGTATTGACATGAAGACTTCTGTAGATTATGTTCCTGAGCGAACTTCATATCTATGTAACGGCATGCTTAAAGCAGGTTCTGTTGTTCGTGACAACGGTGGTCTGGTTAAAGTTTTGTATAAAGACAACGTATAAGGGGAATCATCATGGCTTTTGCAAGATCAGGTTTATGTCGCATTGGCGGCTCAGGAAATGGTGGTAGCACGTGGCAGTATACTTCTACTGACGCTAAAACTGTTGTTGATAACGCGGATTATTTTCTTGACGCTATCAGCGAGTTTAATATTGGTGATATGATTATCTGTAAAGATACTACCACCGCAACTGCTCCAGTAGTAACCATTACTTACATTAAGACCCAAACCGCTACAAGCATTACTGCGGCTGGTGGTACTACAATTACTGCGTAAAGTAACAAAGTAAAACGTCTGGGGGGTTCGCCCCCCTTTCTTACAATTCTAAGGTAGCATTATGGCCGAGAAAATAAAGTTAATTTCTAACGCTTTAATATTGATTGGCGATCTGCCAGTTACATCTTTAAGTGGTAACTCTCGCGCAGAAACCGTTGCCAACAATCTGTATGACAACATTGTACAGAATGAAATTTCTAAATACCGATGGGGCTTTGCAACACGACGAGCGCAACTAGCTCTGACTGCTGAAGTGCCTATAGGTGACGAATACCAAAATTCTTTTCAATTACCTCCCGATCTTCTTGTGCTTACAAAAATTGATTCCTCTGCGAATTATAAAATGTATGGCGATAAGATACACATGAATAGCACTGGCCCTGTTTATGCAGAGTACGTTGCAAATGTGCGTGAAGGTGATTGGCCTGTTTATTTTGCCAAGATGATTGAGTATGCTTTAGCAATGGATTTTGCTCCGTCTATTAGAGACAGTGCGGCTTCTATGGATGCTAACGCTAGACAATACCTCAATGCTTCTCGCATGGCTAGATTTACAGATTCCCAACAATACCCTGTAGAGCCTTTAAGAAGTAGACCTTTTATTGACGTAAGGCGGTAATTATGGGTACATCAAAGTTTCTGCAAAGCTCTTTTGTAAGCGGAGAGCTATCACCCCTGCTCAAAGGACGCGTAGACCTCGATCAATACTATCAGGGTATGCAGACTGCTGAGAACGTCTTAATCGTGCCTCAAGGTGGATTAAAGCGCAGAGCAGGATCAGAACACGTTGCAGTGGCCCTTAAAGAGCTTGTACACTACACTAACGCTTCTTATGCCCCGACTATGCCTAATGGTGGTACAGCCGCTAATATCAACGATTTAGACACTTCTACGACAACTACCACAACTACCAACATTGGTCTTATTGGAACCGCAACTGCTGGAACTGATTACGTTATTGCTCAATACAATTTGAGTGCTACTGGTATTGCTACGAATATACAATTTGTAGACATTAAAGGACTGTACACTACTGGCAGTGTTGCGTGTACGTTGTTAATACAAACATCTACTGATGGTTCTACGTGGACACCTCAACGCTCATTTACTGTGTCTACAGATGCAGATAATCCAACGTCATTTAGGTATAGAGTTGAGCAAGTTATAGCCACTCCTTATGTGCGATTAGTGCGTAGTGGAGATGTAGGTGATGCTGATTTAGGCACTCAGAAGTTTACTCTGAATGAGTTTAATGTTTACACGACTAACACTACTGCTGTAGTTGTTAAGACTTTTGACTTTAGTATTGAGACTGATCGACATTATCTTTGTTTGCTCACTGATAGAAACATGGCGGTTTATCGATCCCCTCACGCTGGAAGCAATACAACTACTTACGTAGCTGACATTCCTGTACCTTACTCTGCTACCTCAGTATCAAGTGTGCGTGATGTGCAGACTGAAAATGTCATGCTTATGTTCCATGAAGATTATCCTCCACAAAGAATTATTAATAATGGATTGAGTAACTACGATTCATTTGCTCTTGATGACATTCCGTTTCTTAATGTGCCTCAGTATGACTATGATGATTCACAAAGTCCTACTCCAACAAACGAAATTCAAACTCTAGAGTTAGATCACGGTAGCGGTCATAACTGGGAACTTGGAGACACACTCCAAATTGATATTGAAGGCGTATTAAGTAAAAACATTACGTTTGCTGGCGATAGCAATTCAGACCAAATATCATCTACTGTGTTTAACATTCAGAAAAACCTACAAGAAATGCCTGTGTTTGGCGAATCAGGCGTAGCGGTATCTAGGACTGGAGTTAGAACATATACAATTACTATTAGCGGTGAATCTACTAAAGCATTTGAGTTGTTTAGCGGATTTCCTACAGCCGGCAATCAAGACAACACGTTAGTGTTTGTTAAAGTACAAACTGGTTCTCCAAGAAAAGAAGACGTATGGTCTACTACTCGCGGATACCCTAAGACAGCCGCATTCTATGCAGGAAGGTTATGGTTAGGTGGTACAAAGTCTAAACTACAAAGCCTGTTTGCATCTAGGTCTGGATCGTTCTTTGACTTTTTTACAGAAGAAGGTGATGCTGATGAAGGCATATTTACTACCATATCTTCTAGAAACTTAACGGAAATTCTTGATATTAATCCTGATCGTGGATTACAAGTATTTACTGGTGGTGCAGAGTTTCTTGTGCAAGGCTCTACTCCTGCTGACATTGCTATTGTTGCTCAAACACAGCATGGCGCTTCTGACCTTGAAGTAAAGTCTATTGACGGTGCTACATTATTTATAGATCAAAACGGTAAGACATTGCGATCTTATTTATACAACTACAATGAAGACGCATATAACAGTACGGACATTTCTGTATTGTCTTCTCAGTTGATTAACAACCCTAAAGATGTAGCGGCTTTAACTGGTACGCAATCAGAAGATTCAAACTGGGTATTTATCATTAATGAAGGTGGTACTGGTGCAATTCTAAACACGTTGCGATCTCAGGATATTAATGGTTTTACCAAATGGATTTATGGCGATAACTCAACTGATACTCCACAGCAACTTGTATCAATATCTGTTGTTGGTAATGAGCTTTATATTGTTAGTTTGCTTGCAGGAAGTTCATCTTATTATTGGGTAGATCGCTGGAGCTTTGATTACTTGCTTGATGCTGGAGTTAAGATAACCAATCAATCTACTGCGACTGTATCGCTTGGTACTAATCACTTAGATGGTTTAACTGTTAGTGTATCTGCACGACCGCACTCAAATCCTACTGGAGATTACTATACGTTACCTAGTCGCGCTGTAACTGCTGGAGGGGGAGGTGTCGATGGGCGCATTACTTTAACTACTGAAGAGTTATCAGCTGGGCCTCTTGATTTGCAAATAGGATTAAACTTTGTACCTAAGATAGTGCCTATGCCGCTAAACACTAACTCTCAGTCTATTGCTGGTCAGAACCAGATGCGCGAAAAGAAGATTAGCAACATGAACATAAGGGTGTACAAGAGTGCTGGTGTTTGCATTGATGGTAATCCTACATCTATACGAGAGTTTGGCAGTGGAGTTAATAGCCCATTAGGTACGTCTTTTATTCCTAAAACTGGTATTATACAGAATAACAATGGCGGCAATGGTTGGGGCGTAGAGGTTGTGCCAGAGATTACAATACCTGATGCTACACCATTCCATAT